GGTTTTGGTATGGGTTTTGGGCTTTTCTCTTGCAATTTTGTTGCGCCTTTGGTATTGGGCTATGAGTGTTAGATGTATTATGTTATGGGGGGAAAGGATGGAGAAATGTGTAGCTACATTGATAGAAAATAATGCATTTTTTGTAGCTACATTTCAAGATTCTCTCGTATATTTGTAGCTACAACATAATAAAATATAATATTTATGGCAAAAAGCAAACCAATTGGAGTTAGATTTGACTTAGATAAGTTGGATATGATTCAAAAAGAGCAGAATTTGACATCTGTTCAACAAGTGGTCAATTATTTAATGGATAATTATGGCGAAAAACAAATTAAAAGAGGAGCACCATTTAAAAATATGCCTCCATTTGACGGAAACGGGGCAAATTTGGAGGATAAACCAAAATTGGTAGAAATACCTATTGAAACTAGAAAAACGCCTCCAGAGGGCTTAAAAGGGATAGATTTAGTTATTTGGAAAGCTGAAAATTGGAAATAATTCGTAAATTAGCAGCATGGAAAACTATTTTAATTATCCAATTAACGATCAAATACCTAGTAATCAATCGTTAAAAAATAATATTTTAGCTCAAATGCAGGCTAGAAATGCTAATTATTTTGCAAATAGACCTACATTATCTCAATATATTCCAAAAATTGGTGACCAAGAAAGATTTAATTTAGCTAAGCAATTAGGAATTGAAGAATCTCAAAAATTTTTAAATAAGGCAGCTAGTAGTAAAATTGCTACAAAAGCAATGAAAAATATAATTGAACCGGGATTTGATGCTGCAATGCTAATAGAGGGCGGCGGTTTGGCTAAAAATGCAATTAAGTCTAGATTAAAATCAATGACAAAAAAAGGGTTGTCAAATATTGAAATAAAAAATATTGATGATTTATTAAAAATGGATTCAGATAAAATTGAAAAATTAACTGGACTTGATAAAGATTATTGGGAACTTATGAAAAATAGATATCCAGCTGATAGAGTTCAAAGATCGCTTCAATCAAAATTATTTTCAGGTAATACGCATATAACCTCTGCTCCAAACTTAATAAATAACAATAAAGCAAACTTAATGGTTGAAGAAGCCAAGAAAAAACAACAAGATTGGTTAAATTCGGATGAATGGTTAAAAAGAAGGATAAATGCTACCGGAGAATCTCAAAAAGAAGCTACACTTGCAAGGGATGCCATGTTAGATAAATTAAAAAATACTAAAACCATATTAAAAGATATAGAAAATTATCCATCAAGTCAACTTGGATTTGCTACAACAGAAAACGATAGTCCTTTAGTTTATTTGGGAGCAGATAAAAACTTATCTACTTTAAAAAATACAGCACAACATGAATTAATACACGCATCTAATGCTTGGAATCCAGAATATACAATGAAAGGAATACCATTTAAAAAAATACCATATGAATCTGAAGATGCAAGCATAAGAGGAGTGGTTGATTATTTAAATATACCAGAAGAACAACAAGCAAGAGGCCTACAAGCTTTAAATTATTTAAAAGATAAAAATTTGTGGAAAAAAGGAGAAATTACTGATGAAATGGTTAATCATTTGAAAAAAAATTCTGGATGGGGGGGTGATGTTCCTAACGATGCAGCAAGTTTAATTTCAAATCTCTCTACTAATGACTTAAAGAATTTTTTAAATAAAGTATATGTTTCAATACCAGCAGCTGCTGGTGCGGCAAAATTAAAATCAATGAAAAAAAATGAAGAGTAAATTAAAAATGATGAAACGCGCTGATGGATCATATTCACCTCGTGGATTATGGGACAATATTCGTGCGGCTGCAGGTAGTGGTAAAAAACCAACTCCTGAAATGTTAAAACAAGAAAAAAAAATTAAAAATGAAAAAAGTATTAATAAGTAAATTTAGTATTTTATACCAGAAAATATCAGAGGTAACACCTGCTTGTTTATTAATGATGGTGCAAGGTGATTTAACTGCCATCACTTTAACGCATTGGATTAAGGCTTTTAGTACTGGAACATTAACCGCAATAGGGATGATTATACTTTCCTTTATTAAAGGAAACAAAGAGTTTTACGAGAATAAATACTTGTTAGCTGCTTTAACATCAATAGTAACTATGGTAGTGGATTATCAAATTCATCCATCTCATTATCAAGGTAATTATACAGAGGCTTTGATGACTGGTTTAGCTGCTGGAGTTATTAGTATCGTTATGACAAAATTTTGGAATAAAAAATAAGTAAATTAATTATTATGTCTGAAGCTTGGGAAAGAAAAGAAGGTAAAAATCCAGAAGGCGGATTAAATCAAAAAGGTCGTGATTCATATAACCGCGAACATGGTGGTCATTTAAAAGCTCCAGTAAAATCTGGTACTAATCCTCGCAGAGTTTCCTTTGCAGCAAGATTTGCTGGCATTAAAGGTGCCATGAAAAAACCAAACGGAGAACCTACTCGTAAAGCATTGGCTTTAAAAGCATGGGGATTTGGTAGCGTTGAGGCAGCTCGCAAATTTGCCAATGCGCATAAGAAATCTTAATCTTCTGGTTCTAAATCCATCCAATCCATAACATTACCAGTACACTTTGGAGCATTAGGGCATACTATAAAGTCATGGTCTGCACCTTTTAATTCACTATATGCTGTTTCAACTTTGTAATCTCCAACTGTTATAGTTTGATTACAATGAAGGCAATGTTTTTTATCACCTAATTTTGGAACATTGTGAAATGGATAATTTTCTTTTAAAAATTTTTCCTTGTCTGCGATTTCTTTGAATTTCATATATATTAGTTTTGTGGTTGATCTTCTAATATTTTTTTACCCGCATCTGATAATGGTCTTGAAAACAATCTAAGTTTTTTACCAGTTGTTGGACAAATAAAAGTAATACCGGCATCTTGGTATGCTTTTAAAACTATTTCCAATCCGCCATCACCATCTGGGCTTGCCCCAATTACATGTGGTTCATCATAATCAAATTGCATACAGAAATCACATCCTTCTGTATATACTTGTATTTCTTTTGGTATTTCAGTTTTTTTCTTTGCCATGTTTTTTATTTTTAAAATAACAATAAATATAAAATATAATAATAATAGGTATCATTAATAGTATTGTTAATTGCAATACCATTAAATACAATCCGGCTAATAATATTTTAATTAAGTTCATTAACATCTACTATTTTAACTGTTTCTCCTGATACATATGCATCAATAACATCTTCTATTATTTCTCTTTGCTCTGGCGTAAGTAAGGCTATTTTCTCAAGTATTGCTGGCACTGCAAAAACATCACTTTGTATTTCATTTTTAATGCCTAATCTAACTTCGTTTGTGAGAAATGGATGTGTTACTATATCACTAAAAATCCAATTAACCTTATCACTATATTTTTTAAATAGTCGGGAACCTTGAGAGTTGGGATACTGTCTGCAAAAATCTTCAAATTGCTCTTGAGCCATTTTTAAATTTTGAATTGCATTTATAATATTAGCACCTGACTTTACTTCCACTTATTAAAGTTTTTGTGGGTTTCCTCAATTATTCTTAAATATTCTCTAGCTTTTTCAACCTTGTGTTGTATGCGTAATATATCATCTTCATTTCTTTCAACACTAAACATTAATATTCTTTCATCAATTGCAATATCATCAAATGACATATTGAATTCAATCTTCATTGCTTCTTTTACATACTCTGGGTTTTCTTCAGTAGCAACATCCATCTTTTTAAGAAGGTAATATTTTTCTTGTTGAATAATACTTTCAGGTGTATTTACTAAGCAATATGCAATTATGGCACTCTTTGTATTTGTAAGCCACATATATGATTGCATTTGCCAATAATATAAACTATCTAATTTATCTGGTATATTCCCAAGAAATGTCCATAGATCATAACTAGATTTAATGTCAATTATTGTTTCATTATCAATAATGTCTGGGAATCCAGTAATAAATTCATTCGTAAATCTATTTTCGTTTTTGCTCAATGGTAATTTTAAATACATAGAAAGTAGTTCAATTGACTCTTGTTCTACTTCAATGCCTTTTTTCATTTGCTTAGTTTGTATATCTTTTTTACGACCATACTTTTCAGCAATATAAACATCAAGCAAATGTTTTTGAGCTGTCTTAGATAATAATCCAGCTTCTTTATCAGCTTTAGATTGTGGTTCAGTCATTAAATATCCAACAGAACTTGCTCTTATGTGTGTATCATTCCAATTCATAATTATAAAGTATTAAGTTTAGCAGAATAAGCAGCAAATATCATTGGATTAGATTTGGCCATAAGTTCCCAACCTTTTAATTCTTCTTTTGTTTTACAATCTTTTATAAACTCTATTGTTTTTTCAGCTAATGTTTGTTTTGATTGAGTTGGAATAACTTCTTCTGGGATTTGTTCATCTTGATAAAAACCTAATTCTTTTAATCTAGCCACATTTTGTTTGTGATATTCTTCTACTAATTCTCTGGCTGCATCTAATGCTTTATTTGCTGATTCACCTTGATTAAGGGCAAATTCAACGCCAATTTTTTCAGAAGAATAATTACCTAAATTAAAAGTCCTAGTGTAGTTAATGGTTTGGATGTGCATAATAATTGGTTTATTTTATTCTTGATACAATAGTTTTTCCTTCATTGTGTTTAATTTTAAACATCTTGTCTTTATGAGCTTCTTTTCTTTTCAAATTTGATACCATAACCATAATAGACGTATATGGGTTAGTAAAATGAATATGTTCTCCTAATGTTAGTTCAGCTACTTTGCTTGAAACTGAATCTGGGCTTACATTTCTTGCCATTTTTATGTGTTTTTTTGTAAAATTAAATTAATTAATTAAATTAAAAAAATAAATTTAATTAAATTTTGTATATTTGTGTTTCATACGCATAATAAAGGTTAATGGTTCCCCCTTACGTTTCTACGTTGAGGGGCTTTTTTTATGTAAAAACCCCCATATAAAAATACGGGGGCTTAAAACTTACAAAAAACCATTAAACTATGATGATTACTCCTGTAAAAATACAAATTATTTTTGAAATTTCTTTTTTACTAAGCTAAGTTTTGATCTATACTCAATAATCAAACTTTTAAGCTCATCTTTTGTTGGTTTAACTGGCTGTCTTGCTGTTTCTCTTAAATATTCTATCAATAAATTATTTTCAGTGTGCAATTTATTTTCAAATTCTTCAATATTACCTGTTTTAAAATAATTACATTCCATGCATTGTGGTCTGCAGTTTTGTTCCATCCATCTAGTTCCAAGATTTGCCCTGCCCATAAAATGACCACATTGTATTTCTGCAATAGTATGTTTTTTGCCACAAGTATAACATTCAACAATTCCTTCTTTATTTGAATATTTATTTCTAATATATTGACTAAACACATGGTCTAAATCTGAA